GACGGTTGGTGCTGGTGGCGGTAGCGTTGCTGGTGCAACTTCTCGTGGACGCGCAGCATCCAGGACTACAACTGTTGCTACTGGAGGTGGTAATGGCAGACGTGTTTCCAGTACGTTGAACCGTCAACCCATGAAGGATCCAGTTGTTCAGCGTTGGGAGCGTTTACAATCCAGTTACGCAGCAAGGGCAAAGCTTATCCGCGACAATGCGGCTATGTTTGGCTGGAACTATAAGACAGACCCATTGTACCAGCGATATATGGAACAGTCACGTAAGGCTGGTACACGCGCATTTGCCAGACAAAACCCAGGCGTAATGAACGCTTGGACTGCTGCCAGGGAGAATTTTGTAGAGCCAACTCCAGTTCCTCGTGGACGCGCAAGGGGCGGTACTCGTGTTGCTCCAGTACGCGCAAGATACAGAAGCCTTTACCCGAATGCGCTTGGTTATAAGATGTTGGGTGCAACTCCTATGGATGTCGGTGGCATTGGAGCCGTTGACATCTTGAAGGGTATGGGTATCGCATACGGTATTGCAGGGTTAGGCACTGGTATCGGTAGTGCTATCAGTAGTGCTACTGAATACGACAATATCATGCAGACCACCAAGAACATCCTTGGTTCGCATGATAACCGTGAAAATTTTGAAGGACGTTTTCATGCTATGGAGCGCAACGTCCGTCAAATTGGCGTAAAGACTAAGTTCACGGCTCCAGAGGTTGCAGACGCAAGTCGCTTCCTCGCTATGGCTGGTTTGAATATTGAGGAAATCAATAGTGCAATCCGACCTATTACAGATATTGCCCTTATCGCAGACACTGACCTTGGTGAGACAGCCGATGTTGTGACCAATATTATGACAGCATACGGCATGGGTGCTAATCAGATGCGTGATATTGCCGACAAGATGACAATGACATTCACCATGTCGAATACTACGCTTCCAGAAATGGCAGAGTCATACAAGTATTTTGCATCAATCGCAAGAGCTAACAACTGGAGCTTTGATGAGACTACTGGTATGATCGGTATTCTTGGTGATGCTGGTTTGAAGGGTTCTCACGCTGGTACGACAATTCGCCAGTTGATGAACAACCTTTTGAAACCCTCCAAGAGTCAGAAGGCCGCATTAGATAGATTCGGTGTTACTGCCAGAAATGCCGATGGTACATTACGTTCTCCTTATGCCATTTTCAAGGATTTGGCAGAAGCTGGAGCGCAGAGTTCTACGTTTGACTTATTCCGTGTAACAGCCGCCCAGGGTGGTGTATCACTCATGCAGTCTGTAGAGAAGTGGGATAAGATTATCGAAGAGAACCGTAAATCTTCTGGTATATCAACTCGTTTGGCAGAAGCTAAACAGAATACAGTACAAGGCTTGTGGGCGCAGACAACTTCTATGTTTACAGAGGGTGCTATGCAAGCTTTTGAAGCTGTACGTCCTCAGATTGCCGACATGCTCAAGAGCGTAACTGAATGGCTGGGTACGGACGATGCAAGAAGTCGTATTAAGGCATTTGCAGAGGACATTTTGAACTTTGCAAGAATCCTTGGTGATTTCACTAAGACGATTATGGACTTCTACGAGAAATTCAGAAAGCCAATTATGCTGTTCTTGGAACTTCAACTGAGGATGTGGCCAGTCATTTACGGACTCCGTGTTTTGAAGTCTGCTTGGTACGCAGTTCTTGGTGCCATTCGTCTTACCCAGGGATTCGGTGCATTTATCAATGGGTTTGTAACGCTTGCAGCTAATATTCGTAGGAGTACAGCTGCTATGATGGCGTTTAGAAGAGCAAATGCTTCTATGGGCTGGGGTGGCGCATTTAATTATGGTGCTGCTACAATGGCTCATGGCAAAGAAATCTCTCCAGCTGTCTGGGAACGCTATCAGAGGATGTACGGTGGCCGTGGCGGTGCTATGGGCGGTATGGGCCGTGGTATGGGATTGGCTCCAGGTGTCTGGGGTTCAATCCGTACTGGTCTTGGTGGTATTGTTGGTGGTGGCTTGGGCTACGCTATTGGAAATTCTATTGATGAAGAGAACGGAGGCATGTGGGGCAGTATTATTGGAGGCATTGGCGGTGGTTTACTGGCCGCTCCAGGTGTTGCTACTGCATTGTTCTCGAATCCAATTGGCTGGGTTGCTGCTATTGGGTTGGCCGTTGGTGGTGCTGCTTATTATTTCCATAAGTATCACGAGGCTATTGATGTAGCTACGCAAGCAAACAATGATTTCATTTCCAGTACCAATACTATAAATGGTATAAACTACTCTGAACATGCTACGATGGCAGATAAGTATTTGTCTATTGTTTATAATAAGCAATTAGACACTAATCGTGCTATCGGTGAACATATCAATCTAATGCGTGAACAGCTTGGTTTGATGAAGCAAGCAGAGCAGGAAATCAAAGATGCCACGCCATTCAAGGAATCAAATAAAGAAACTTTTGAGAATGCCAGTGCTGCATTTGGTAAGTTCTCGAATAAGGATGAATGGATTGCTGCTATTGGAGGGTTTGCTATTGATCTTAATGATCCTCAAATGGCTGTTGAGAGACGGAAATGGCAACACGCAAATGGCCATGATTATTATCATCTTATGTTCAATGGCGTGGACTATGGCGAATATGAAACAAAGAATGCCTTTAGCCAAATTGCCGCTTCAAGATTGCTCTATAGTTTGGGTAGAGACACGAGCGAAGGCTCCCAGCTACGTGAACTGATTGATAGCTACCAAGCCAGAATCTTGCAAGCAGCGACTCCGCAAGATTTCTATGCTGTTATTAAAGACCTCACTTCTTACGCACAGTCATTACAATACTATAAAGGCAGTGAATATTGGAACATGAGCCAAATTGGTGAGAACTCAATGGCTACTAACCGTATGAGTTATCACTACGTTACTGCATTGCAGAAAGGATTGTACGATCAGTTTATGTGGAATAATCCGCAAACAGCATTGGCCACACAGCTTGCTGACTTGCAGAAAATATTGACCGCTCACGAAACTCAGCAAGAAGTAACGACTGATTTGTTGGGTAATTTCTTGCTGCATGGTGGTATTGATATATTCAATAGTCAGCGATATGGTGCTTTTGGTTCCGACCAATTTATGAAGTATTTTGGTTGGTATGACAATCAATGGCATTCTGGCACCTATACATATCTGAATCAGCAGACTGGAAAACTTGAACAAGTTACGCTTACAGCGGATGAAGCAAGAAGGCATTTCCTTACTTTCCACCAGCAGATTATTGATATGGTGAATAAACTGAGTCCAAAGATTCAGCCATACTTCAATAGTTTTGTCAATAGTCCAATATGGGGTTTTGGCGATCCAAACGGTTCTCAAAGTGGCAGTGAAAAAACTTTGAATGGTGTGAAATATACCTGGCAAAATGGCAAATGGGTTCCAGAAAGCGGACATGGGCCATTAGTGGATATGACCGATGCCGAAATGCAACAAGCATTACAGAGGCAGAATCCAGGTGGTAATACACCAGTCATTCCAAGAGTTGTTGGCGGTACTGGAGGTGCCAATCAGTCCAACTACAAGTCGCACTATAACAACAATTCTGCCGCACCGAAGCAAGTAATTGTAAAAATTGAAAATCTGATGAACGTGAAGTCCATCGACCTCACTAACCCAGATAATGTAGCCGTAATCAACGATGTGAAGCAGCAGTTGACCCAGGCTCTCATAGATGTAGTACACGATTTTGACGAAACATATCACGGATAAACAATGAGTTACTTTGGAGGCGCGTGGAACTCGCTAAAATTCTCGGTTACTAAAGGTGGCATGGATGCCGCTTCCAGTCTTGGTTGGTCATACTCAAGTTCACCAGCCAGTCCTATTAAATTCAAGAATAACCGCGCATATAAGATAATGCTGGCCCATGTAGTCAAGCGTGAGGCCATGCAAATTGTTGAGGCAGAAATCAACAAGCTGTTCCCAAAGTATCAACGATATTTGGAGAAACAGCTACGTGAGACCGTACTGAAACAGCAAGACAAGAACCACACCACACTCATTAAGGATCAGAAGAAGCAGATTGATGACAATGAATGGGGATGTGTGACCATGAGTAACGGTTCGGTAATCTATGCCCATGACAAGTATGGCGCAAAAGTTCCAGAAGCCTTGATGATGCACTATGACGGTAAGGATGACGTGATTACTACTGATGTCAAGTATTCAGAGGTGCCTTCTGGTGATGGCCGAAACAAAACCGTTGGAACCGAATATACAGTAAACTCAAAAACTTTGCTGTTCATTGACCTTGCGCCTCATGTTACTGTATCGTCTGCAAAGAATATCGTGATGAGTACCGTCCAGGGCCGTGACTTTACGCGAAAGGAATTGGTATCTGGAGGCGACTTGAAGTTCAACGTATCTGGAATCATCGTTAGCGACCAGATAGACGTTTACCCAGATACCTTGGTGCAGAAGTTTATTCAGATGTGCCAATACGGTGGTGTTATTTCCGTCAATCACTTCATCTTTAAGCAGTTCAATGTTGACAAGATGATTATTACGGATTATTCCCTGGGTGATCCAGAGTGCAAGAATGAGCAGCCGTACTCGTTCTCATGTGTAGCCGTAGAGCCAGATGAGGATGTGCAAGTAACCAAGGACACTATCGCAATCTTGAACAAGGAGATAGAACTGAGTCCTATGAATAAGTGGTACAAGTTCATTCTTGACAGTAAACTTGCTGAGATTGCTGCTAATATGGCGACAAGTGCCGTATCATCCGCAGTAAACGCTGGCATTGATAGTGGTATTAACGCTCTTGCAGGAGAGGAGATATAATATGGCACGAAATGATTCACAACCCAGCTACCAGGTGCTGATATGCTTGATAGAAATTTGGGATTTACAAGACCCAAAGAAGCCTATGGAAGAGCCATCTTCTCCGCTACTTATAGCGGAAGTTGAGAGCTTGCAGATAGAGGATTCTTATCGGAAACTCATTGGTGAGGCATCTGTTAAGTTTCCTCGTGGCACTGTTATCAAAAAGACCATCACCCAGATTAATGGTGAAGAGTACAGTTCAAAGATAACAGCAAACCTGGATGACAATGGTGTTCTCGTAACTACCAGGACAGATTCTAAGCTGGCTACCGTTGCAGACTTCAAGGTTGGCCAGCGTATTCGTATTAGACTTGGATATTTGAATCCTCTTGTAAGAGAAGATTTGGATATTATGGCCACAATGAAGCCTAACAAACAAGGCAAATCTATATACAATGATTCCAGTATGCTCAACAAATACAAGGAGAAGATGAGCATTATGTTCGATGGCTATATTACTAAGTGTAGTATTTCTACTCCTATTGAGATAAAGTGTGAGAATCTGGCCAGCGGACTCAAGAAAATATCTTGTCCTAAAGTAACGGCATCGAAGAACATGACTGTGAATGATTTCCTTGCTGATGATGGAAAGTACAAACTTCTGAAAGATTCTGGATTATCGTTACACCCAGACACCAAAGCTTGCGAAATCAATATCGGAAAAGTGAACCTCACAACCGATTTGACTGTTGCTGACGTGCTTACAGAATGGGGAAAGTATAAGGTGTTTGCCTATGTGAAAGACAATAATGGAACACCATGTATAGCGGTTGGCCGTTCATATTTCTCAAATCCAGGGAAAGATTCAATACTGAATGGTGATCCTAATTCGGAGGTTCCGAAAATTCTGTTCGATTATCATGTAGCCCAGGATGGACTTACATTGATGGACACGGATAAAGCATTTTTGGCAGTTGAAGCAACGGCATTGACCAATGATAGCAAGTTCTACCATATCACAGTAAGACGTAACCCAGATTACGATTCCTCGAAGGAGGGTTCAAAGAAATACCAGGTGCTGAATGAGACGAAACTGTCTAAGAAGGCTATGAAGCTTGGTGCAACGCCTTTGACAAAATCGAAAGACAAGGTGGATTTGAAGCAATACAACGTCATTCCATACATGTCTCGTAAGATTGGAATTTCCAAAGAGGACTTGCTGGATGAGGCGATAAAGTATCTGGAAAGCTACAATATGAACGGAATCGAAGGCTCTTTGACGCTTTTCGGTGATTTTGCACTGAAAACAGCCACAAAAGTTGAGCTGGTTGATAACCGCTATCCAGAAAAAAACGGCTATTATTTAGTAGATGAGGTTTCCACGTCCTTCGGAACTGGTGGCTATCGTCAAACTATCAAGTTACCATATTGTATTTCTAAAATAAAGAAGGAAAAAACAGATGAGTAGGAGCAGCGATTTACGTTCAAATCAGATTATACGCGAGGCCATCCAGAAGATAGCCTTGCATGGTCTGGTTGACCCACATACCAATTCTGTTCATGGCACTGGACGCACAACTGGGTTTGTGAAAAAGATACATACAGATGAGGATGATGAGCTGTTCGGTACAGTTGACGTGCAAGAATATTCGTCTATAGCCCATGAAGCAAATGGTGATGAGGTACAGATAGGCTACCATGAGGGCGTGTTGATTAGCGCACTCCAGGATAATTCAAAGGGTATGGTAATCATCCCGAAGCTCTATTCTGAGGTCGTAATTGCAGAAGATCCAGTGACGCATACGGAATATGTGGCCATGTTTTCTCATGTGGATGTTATCCAGTTGGATTCTCACGATACAATTACCGTTGGTGTAACAGAGCGAGAAGAGTTTGACGAAAGTGACGAGGAATCTCCAGACGTTGAAGAGCTGGCAGAAACTGGAGTTTATACCAAGACTACCTATAAGAAGAACTCCATCGTTACTGAGGTGCAGGATGAGTCTGATTCCGATAAGGTGAAACAAACCATTGACGGTAAGCAGTTCAATGTTGTTGTGGGCGACAATGATAGCTCCCAGACCATGAACCAGGACAAGATAGAGTTTAAGCATGGTGATGGCAGTTCTACGATGACGGATGATGACATTGTGCATAAGATGGGTAGCTCCAAAGTTAAAATCGAAGATGGAACCGTCTATGTCGGAAGTGATAGCGGAACAGATGATGCCGTGTTGGGTGTTGAGCTGGCTAATGTTCTTGACGAATTGCTGGGATATATCGGCCAGATTATGACTACTACTATGCTTGGGCCGCAACCTCCTATCAATGTTGCATCTTTCATCGCTCTCAAAGCAAAGATAGCATCCTTCAAGGGTGCGCACAGCGGATTCTTAACTAAGAAAGTTCAAATACAGAAATAATGGCAGCAGCACAGTTAAATTTCAATGAAGCAGCACTTGATCAGACCTCTGAATTATACGACTTGTACAGTAGGTTGTATCAAGGCATGTGCGATGCCAACCAGGTAGATGCACCAGATTATACTGTAAACCCACCTCTGACTCCACAAGGTGAGATAGACCAAGCCGCTATTGCAGCATCGTTAGCCGCATATTCAGACATTCTGATGAAGAATGCCGCTTACATGATGGCCAATGCAATTATTTCAACTGTGAGTGGTGGCGGTTCTGGTGGTGGTGCGGCTGATGTCGGCTATCTTTCTCGTAATGGGGATTCGATGGTTGGCAATCTGTCTGCATTGTATGGATTTGAGGCTGGCTACAACAACGATAAGATATTCGATGTCTATATTACCAGCAATAACAAGTACGCAAAGGTCTATGGCTCTCTGGTGGTCAGTGAAAATGCCAGTATTGATGGTCATTTAACACTCGCTAATGCTGGTATATATTTCGGTAACGCCCAGATAATATATATCGACAATAGCAATGTGCTAAACATTAGCCATGACTCTATTAAGCTGGCTGGTGACGTTGTTGTTCCGAATGCAAAGACGATTACGCTCGGCACTATCGAAATATCCAATGGTCACATCAAGAACGGACAGAATGAATATTTCCACCAGGGGAATTTGAATCTGAGTACCGTTGACTTTGTGATGAAGGATGGCCATGTCTATGGAAACCTCACGATTGATGGTACGACTCATGGCGGCGGTGCCGTGGATTTTTTGCATGGCTTCCAGCTTGGAGAATTTGGCGATGCGTTACTTTACTCCGTTCAAGATGATGTTCAGAATGAGGTAGCACATATCAATCTCGATACAGATTTATATATCGCAGATGGAAAGTCCATTAAGGGCCTCGATAAGTCAATTGTGAAGGTTGTACGAGGGAATACGCCAACCGTTTCCTTTTTAGCTCCTGGTGCCATAATGAACCTTGGTGGCAGCGATGGAGCGACAAGCACTACTCGCATTGTCCTCCTCACTGATATTTACAATTCTTCCAGTGACTATCGTATGGTATCTGCTAACGGTGACGGTAATTTCCCTAATTCCTTCTCCGCTGGGTGCGCGAATGCTGGCCCTACAGTTATGCAGACCTATTATACAGATGCCACTAATTGTGGTGTCGTATTCCAGAAGAAGATACGTTTAGGTGCTGCTTCTGGCCCTGCATTGTCAACTAATGCCAATAAGGACACAGTATATCTGACTCTTCCATACGTTACAGTCGCCAACGATACGCCTACCACACACCAGATAGACGTGTCGGCCAACTATATACAGACCACATCACTTTTCAGAAATCTGAGTCTATCGTGGTCAGCTACTCTCTTACTCTCTACTGATGCAGAGTTTTTCAGATTCGGTAAACCAGTTGAGGTCAGCAGTATTTCTATTGTCAGCAATACCTATAAGACGCGCTTGATCGAGAATGCTTTGATGTTCGCTGATGACGTGTTTTTGGAAGGCGTTGTGGATGGTGTGCTTCATAACGGAAACTCATATTTCACTGGAAGTCTAAGCTCCGTCCGTTTTGCCAGCGGTTTTGCTGGGTATGGGTGGGCGATTAACGAGAGCGAACTGTATGGAGGCATTGCCGCAACTTTCGATGAGTTGACAATCCGCAAGAAGATGAGGGTGTATGAGTTGGAAGTTCAGAAAATCAGTGTTACTAATGGCTCTCTTTGGGTTAGCGATGCTTGCTCTGGGGATGTTGTAGAAGAAATATTATAAAACTATGGCAGTATTTCAATATAGGAAATTCAAGGTTTCCCTGCATCCAGACACCAAGAAGTCGCAGGGTTTACAGACTGGAGATATAGTGCGTAGGCAGTATTTCGATGGTCAAAACCTCATCTACTCATTGATGTGCGTTCTCAGTTATGGTACAGACGAAACTGTGAATGCAGAAACCAATGAGGTAGAAGAGCGTCCGTATTTTATCGGTGCGCTGCTTGAAGGCGATGCACCTCAGACCGATGAGATACTTGACTTTGCCAGAATCACCAATCTGTTCAATGAAGAGAGGTCTGGTGCGCTATACCTTACTTCGTCTGATGACCAGGCCCCATACATGGATGTCATTGATGGTATTGGACGCAATGCAAGCTTGTGTTGGCCAGAAAGTATCGGTGGCGTTGACTACCAAGACCCAACAGCGCAATACATTCCAGTCAATCGTACTGGAGTGACGTTGACCTACACGCCCAGCTACCTTGATAACAGTCGTATTTTCAAGATTGCTGTAGGTTCTGTTGGTGCAGGACTCAATAACGGTATCGTCCAGAATTTCTATCAGTTCGTGGCCAATCCGAATCGTGTATTGATTTCATATAAGGTACGCGCAAACAAGGCTTGTATTGGCAGCGTCTCTCTGGGTTATATCAATGAGGTACACACAGATGGTAGCGAGAGCGTGGCTATTACTACAGACTGGACGTATCACTTTCATGCTATTACGGTTGAATGGTCTGGTCGCCATTTGCGTAATGTAAAGCTCATTACGAATGGCCTTGGAAATGGTGACTGGATGGAGATTGCGGACTTCAATATCATTCTCCTTTCCAGTGTGACCAATTTCAAGGATGCCAGCCAGATTAGGGTTGGTAAGCTCAATGGAATCACAGACCCAATCTTCGGTAAGATTCGTGACTATGGCGGTTACTTCCAGAAGCTATTCGTAACTGGTTCGGCCCATATTTCTGGTACATTGACAGCTGGTGACGAGAACGGATTTTCTTCTACGTTCTACGCAGGAAAGATTCATCGTAACGTATTCATCAATTCGTTGGATGTGGATTTCTCATCCAATATTATGATTGACCAGTCGTTAGTTAATCCTACTGGAGTTGGCTACGTTTATTTGGCGGTAGAGGACATGATATTCACACCCCAGGTCAACGCATGGCTCACGTCTCGAATCGGTAAGCTTTATACGTTCTCGTTCTGGGGGTATGCTAAATCAGCATGTGTCATCTATGTACGCCAAAACAATAAGGCCGTTGGCACCATTACCATACCATATAGTTCAGCGCATAAATGGGTGCGTCATTCTGTAACATTTGAGCTTCAAGAGCCAGAAGAATTGACAGATGACATGGAGTTGAAGCTGCATTTTGAGTACACGGACTATGACCACAACGGTATTGGTGCTTCCAGCGCGACTCTTGAGGCAGAGGCACAGATTATAGATGGCCACTCATTCTACTTCACGGCACCCCAGCTTGAATCTGGAAGGCTTGTAACTCAGTATCAGCCAACGGACGAAATTCTGAATGATACGGAAGATTATGGCGCGTGGTTTAGCCGTGGTGGTATTGGTGGCACCATTCAGAATCCGTTGCTCAAATTGAACATGGATGGCAATGGAAGTATTGGCACCAGGACTAACTCATTCCTTCTTAGGACTGATGGCTCTGGATATTTTGCCAATATGAACATTTCCTGGGATCAGCAAGGAAGAGTGACTTTTGGCGACCAGGTGACGTTGAACTGGAATAATCTGAGCAACACTATTCAGCAGCAGATGATTTCCAAGTCCATCAAGATTACTGGCCCAGACTGCTTCAACCTATTAGGCGATGAGTCATCTGCCAATACGCAGTTCTCTCCACAATCCATTACGTTGACGATGACGGAAGAGAATCTTTCTTCCACATCCAGCCAGCGTAAATGGTACTATCTGAATGATGGTACGTGGACGATTTTTAGCCGACAAAACGCAAAAACATTGACGATTCTTCCAGATGGTGAATACTGGAATGGTCAGAGCGTACTTACAGTTAAATGTGAGGTTACGATTGGCGGTAATGTCTATACGGATTCATTTACTATCCGCAAGCAATACATCCTCGGTTATACGATTAAGGTATCTTCGACCAAGGGAGAGTCATTCAAGAATGGTGTTTGCGCTACTGTTCTCCAGGCAGATGTGTATTACCAAGGAAAGCTTGTTGACCCGACATACGTGGCCGACAACTTCACGTTTGTTTGGAAGAAGTATCACCTCCCAGATACTGAGCATGAGGTTCAAGGCTGGTGGGAGGCCGTATATGATGAAAATGAAGAACTGGTTCATGCTGCAATTGACCGTACAGCAAGGACTATAACACTGGACTATCAGATTAGTGGCTCAGATCTGTTCATTTGTGAATTGCAGAACGGTAGCTCGGTATTCCCATACACGTTCCCGATTATATTCTAATTTTTATAACTTCATTAAAATAACAAAACTATGGCAATAGACATTTCTGGTTTGCTCGAAAAAGCCAACAATGCCAGTCAGCAAGCGGCTACAGAGAGTATTCCTTCTTCTGAGAAGCTTACAGCGGAAGAATTTAAGACGCTGGTTAGAGCTGTGCAGGAGAACCAACAGAGTGTGAGGAGTGTTAAGATGGGTTCCCAGACTTACACTCCAGATGGCGATGGTGAGGTGACGCTTCCTTATACAGCGGAAGGTACTGAGGTGCTTCTACGCACTACAGACAGTACCACCAGTCTGGTAAGCATCACTGGAATCGTTAAGCTGCATCTTTTGTTCACCAGTACGACTGGAGGTTATGACACTGGTAACAGTGGTACGCTCTACATCCAGACATACGCTAACGGCCAATGGACTACCCAAGGTTCTATGGCTCTGGCATCAAAGGCCGCGTCTGCAACCTATGACGAGATTGACATTACGGCATTCTTAGCAACTGGCAGCAACCGTGTCCGTGTGTATGTAACGGATGAGTCCTTTGGCTCTAACTCGAACTACATCATCTTCGATTCAGTTGTGCTGACATCGTTGAGACTGGAAATGGCTTCTGACTACCATATTCCAGTGACCACCAACTACCTCCAGCCTTCATATTATATCTATGGTGCTGGCGTTGCTAAGACGCTTCACATGAAGATTAGCGGAACTGGAGGCGATGGCTATCGTGAGATTGAGGTTGCGGTGGGTACGACTACCTATACCACATCAACATTTACACCTTCTGCCATTACCGATACAGCTTCTCAGTTGTGTAAGGTAATTACTCATGGAGTACATACCATTGAGTCATGGTTGACTTGTGTGGATGGTGACGGTAATTCATTGGAATCTGAGCATATCTTTAACTCATTCATGGTAGTAGTGGATTCTGAGGACAATACGCCATATTTACTCATCCAGAATCTGAAAAAGAACGTGGTCAACTATGAGCAGACTACCCTCTTTGACTATGCTGTGTTTAATCCTTCTGGTGACAATATGGAGATTGCAGTTGTCATTGGTAACTTTGATGGCGATACTGAGTATCTTCGATTGGAACAGAACGTGGCACCTCAGACGCAGCAGCATGTCATTACCACAATTGAAATTGAAAATGGCGTTGATGATACTGTGTACGGCTACTTAAAGGTGTTCCGCAAATCTGGTAATACAGAGGTCAACTTCCTGGAGGAAAGCACTGGCAGCGATGTGGAAATCATTACGGTTGACAATACCGAAAAGTTTAGCCCTACTACTGGTGCCGATTTCTTCTTGAATCCGAAGGTGCGTAACAATAGTGAGGCTAATCCAGCTCGTATTCTTAATGCGGCCCAAGACAATGTTGAAGTCGTTGACGGAAATGGTAATAGTGCCGTATTCCAGAATTTTGGCTTTGTGAACGATGGCTGGGTATCTGATGAGAGCGGACAGCGCATACTCCGTATTCTTGCTGGCCAGTATTTGACGATTCCATACGAGCCGTGGGAGGCATTCAAGAGCAATACGGCTTCCAGTATGACACTTGAGTTAGACTTCAAGGTTCGCAATATCACTAACGAGATTGATCCGATTCTCCAGATTTGCTCTACAGTTGCTGCAACTGGTAAACCGCTTGGTCTGTTCATGCGACCTCTCGATGGCTTCTTGTTTACTCGAAGCGCATCTACAGAAGTTGACCAGAACTTTGGCTGGGAGGAAGGAAAGCGTACACACATTGCTATCAATGTTGTTCATGCTTTACGTTCATCGACCACCAGCAATGTAACGGTGGCTCTTGTACGAATCTTCGTCAACGGTGTCATCAATCGTGAGTTCCCATTTGAGATCTCCAATGCCAATGAGTTTATTTCCAATGCTGGGCATGGTGGAATCCGCATCGGCCAGGTTGATGCAGACATCGACATTTATTCTATACGTTGTTACAAGAAAGTTCTTTCCGCAGAAGAGTGTATGAACGACTATCGCAGTACGCTTCCTACATCTTCTGAGAAGATTGCTTTCCGTATAGCGAATGACATCTTGGAGGATGGTGTTATTAGTTACACAAAGGCCAAAGAGAAGTATAATGTTCTTGTATGGCATGGTTATGAACCGAACCACACATCGCAGGATGATCAGACTGGATGGCTTGAGATTTCGATGTTGAATGCAGACGGTACTCCAGATAATGCTCATAGTGGTACGATTGGGCGTATTAATGGTATGCTTCCATGTAAGGGCCAGGGTTCTACTGCTAAGACGTATTACTATTGGAATCAGCAATGGAACATTGATAAGTCAAAAGACTCTAATGGTAACAAAATTACCAATGATGGTTGGGTTGACGGTAATGGCGTTGATCATGGCATGAAATACCAACTGACAGATGACTCTCCAGCTGCAAAGAAGATTGTGTTGAAAATTAATTATGCTTCTTCTATGCAAAGTCATAAACAAGGAGCAACCGAACTTTATAATCTTCTTCACACTTCCATTGTTGGTAAGAATACGATGCAGCAAGCGAACTCAAAGGCTCGTGTAGCTGTTATCGAGCGTCCATTCCTTTATTTTATCCAGAGACCTGGAGATTCTGAGCCAGTATTCCACGGCCTTGGAACATTTGGCCCTGGTAAGATGGATAAGCCGACTTGGGGTTATGACAGTAGTGTACACCAGGACTTTGCCATGCTTGAAGGTTCTGATAATAATAAGCCATTGACAGATATGCGTGTGCCTTGGGATGAAAAGGTAACATACAATGTCGGGGAAGAATATTTTGAATACAACGGTGATGGCAACCTTGATTTCGATGCTGGTGCGACATACGATTCCGATGACGAAAACGGACACGTAGAAGATCAGCCGTTAGATGAGACAATCGAATATTACAAGGATGCTTGGAATTGGTTGTTCATGCACAATCCGATGATCACTCCATACGTTGATGGCAATTATTCGGCATTTGTTGATGACCCAGGGCTTGATACGACAAAGCAATACTGGATGACTCAGAGTGGCGGTGGTGCTTCTATGTATGACCTTTATCGTTATGATTTTGTTGATGGCAGCTGGGTTCCTGCTGGTTTGAAGGTTAATAACGCCTATCAGCAAAAGAATCTTAATTCCCTTTATCCATCTGCAATCAGTGGTATATCAGTTGGTGCCTGGGATGATTTGAACGCAGCCTTTATTGCCGCTATTGTAGCTGATGCAAAGGCAAATATTGGCAACTATTTCAGAACACGCTCGTTGATGTTCCACTACGCATTCGTAAATTTCCTTCTTGCAGGAACCGACAACTGTTCAAAGAATACGTACTACGTTCTTGACCCTGCAACGCACCTCATTGAAATGCACGGTGATGACCTTGACACGATATTCAAGACGGATAACTCTGGCTATCAGATTAAACCATACTATATTGATCGTATGCACCCATATTCTGAGTCCAATGAGCTGCTGTACACTGAGGGCAATAACAATGTGCTCTTTAATCTTATTGAGCTGATGTGGGAAGGTGGCAATAATGAACTGGCATCCATGATGAATGAGATTCTTACTGGAATGACCAATTTGATTACGGCCAATGACCAGAGCAATGGCATTGAGAAGTCCGCTTGGGGAGCATTCCAGAAGTATTTCTTCTCTATTCAGGAATATTTCCCAGCCGTTGCTTATAATGAGACAGCTCGTATTCGTTATGAATACCCGACATCGCTTGGATTCGTAAGTGACCGTTCTGTTAAGCCGATTACTCAGTCTCTTGGTGATCAGCTGGCATCGGAGCGTCAATACATCAAGCGTAGGCTTATCTATGCTTCTTCATACGCTGCATACGGTGAGTTTGCGTTGAATGGCGACAACGGTTTTGGTTTTAATACCTATCCTCGTATCAACGGTAGCAGTCCTACCGTAGTCCTGGATGTAGTGCCGCACCAGTATCTCTATCCGACCGCTCGTGTTGGCCAGACATTGCGTAATCCGCATGTTAGGGTTGCACCGAACCAGACTTATCACTTTGTGATTGATGAGAGCGGCAACCTGGGTGATACAGTGTGCGGTTTGAAGGGTGGTAACTATTACCGTTCATTCGGTAACTTGGGCGACCTTTCAGTAAAGCCAGACCTCGACTTTACCATCAATGGTGAGCGTCTTGTGAACATTATCGCCACGCCAACAAATGCTCCAGAGTTTCGTCCAAGCCGATTGATAGTAGGCACTCCGCTCATTACATCCATCGACCTTCATGGAGAAAGTGGATTGGGTGGCCAGCTGAATTTATCGAACTGTATTCGTTTGACTTCCATTGATCTTCGTGGCACTCAGATTACTTCTGTGTTGTTCCCGACCGCTAAGTTACTCTCAACCATTAAGTTAGGTGGTTATCTTACATCGTTGGAAATCAGCGACTTACCTAATCTTTCGATTCTGTCGCTGGATGCCTATACATACCTAACGTCATTCGTTATTGGTGACAATGTTGGTTCACTTGACTTGTACCAGACCATCGCAGAGCTGTATGATGCTAAGTTCAATGAGACTGATCCTACAAGACAAATCAGCAACTTGCGAGTGAACGATGTGGCATGGACGGATGTAACTGCTGATTTCTTGTGGTGGCTTGTCGGTATCGAGAATGTCAGAATCACTGGAAGTATCACCTTGCAGTCAACTGAATACATGACCTTTGATTTGAAGAAGGCACTGTTTGAGAAGTTTGGCGACATTGATGATGAGAACAACGACTTGTATATCTCATACATTCAGCGTTCTATCAGCAGTGCGCAGATTGGTGGTGACAATACATTCCGTGAGGCTGGAACAAGAAAGTTTACCATCATTCCAAACTCTCCGAATGCCAACAACTTCACGTCTATCACATGGTCATTACCGACTTCTACTTATGCTACGGTGGATGCCAATACTGGAGTCGTCACCGTTCATCGAATCAGTGAGACAGCGTTGACGATTCCTCTGACATGTACCATTGTGACTACAGACAGAACGATAACGGTATCAAAGAACCTTTATCTCTATCTCCGTCCAGCTCAGCTTGGTGACTACGTGTTTTCAGACGGTTCGTATAGTGATATGCTCAACCCATTGAAGTCTGTAATCGGCATCTGCTTCTATATCGGTGAGATTGACAAGGCAGAAGGCATACCAGACAGACGTATGGTGGCCCTGGAGGATATTACGACTCTTGGAACATCTACATCGGCACCGTGGGGCTTGTACAGTGGTGATAATACGAATGGTATTACTGGCATCACTTTCGATGGTATCAGCAATGTCTATAATATTCCATCGCTTACTGAGTTTTCTTCTTCTGGTTTGGAGGCTGGAACGATTAACAACTCCACGTGGTATATTGAGGACAGTAACTACCGTGACCCCGACAATGGTGACAGATACGGAT